GGGGTGTATGCCCCGTGGCCAGTATGGTAGTTTGGTACTAGAACGACCATATTTATCTTAGGATAATTTTTCTAGATGAATAAACATCTAAAAATTATGTTCGTGGACCATTTGTTCACGATTGGGAATTTTATATTCTCATAATCTGTCTCATAGAGCTGATTTTGAATATAAGATTCCCTTTGACCCTTTTGGGTCGTGTTCTACATGAACAGTGAGAAAACACATAAAAACTATTTATACTTTAGTAAAAGTAAACCCTTATATGGATCTATGCGTCCATATTCGGTGTATACCAGCATAGCAAATCATCAAAGAAAAAGTAAATTGAGGAAAGGTCATGTCGTAAATGGCCGATTGAGATCTACTAGAAATGATTGGAAAGAGGAAGAGAAATCCTCTCGAGGTTCGTACAAACCTGATGGACATTTTCACAAAAATGTTCGCCAGGATAAGGCGGCTCGAAGACGTATCATCAGGAAGAAAACTGATTTTCTAGATAGTCGAGAAGGTATGTCACTTTCAAACAAGCAAAGAAGAGTTATAATAAACGAAATTGCGGTGTTAAAAGAAAGAGATATTGCCAATATTAGTACTATATCCGGTGTTAATCAACGTTATCAGACATTGCAAAGAACAATGACTGAGTTATTCAGTGATGCTTCATATAAAGATTCTTTTAAACATAGAATGCATTTAGATGAAGTGAAATTGCTTAAAAATCGATTGAAAGACCTTGGGGCTACGAAAAATAAGACAATTATTATCGAAAACCCAGATCGTGATATTGGTGTGCATGATGACATTGATTCTATTGTGAACAAATCCGACAGAGCTAAGAAGCGAATGAAGGATAAACGGTATGACAGTCAAAAGCATTCTGACAATGTTGCCATTAAAGGTGGTAAGAAGAAGATGCTTAAGAGTGTTTATGCCGGTTATACGCCACAAGACACTATGGAAAGAGTTGATTATTCTCACAAAGATGTTCCTGTCAAAAAACTCGCTGAAGTTAAGGAAAAATTTCAGAAGAGAGATAGGACACAGATTAAATCAAAACTCAGAACAAAACGGAGAGAAAATCGTGGTAAGAAGAATCCTTTTGCAGAAGCTGCGATAGAAGATTTTTTCCCCACGTTCGATGATATAAATATTAAAGAATTGATTGATACCGCTGATTTTCAGCAGTTCATGAGTTTATTTAATACAGAATTTATTTCATCAAAAGGAAAAGAATATATTCCTCCTATATTGAGTGTATTTGCCTTTATATATCAAATGTTGAGGGCTAGAGGTTACGCAGACTATTCTGCGGCCGCGTACCAATTTGTTTATGCAAATAAAGTTGAATTATCTCAATGTAAGGACATTTTAATTGCCTTCTTAACTGATCTTAAGAAAAGTAAGAAAATAGTTGTGGAAAGCAAAGAAGGTGTTGGTGACAATATGTCTGAGAAAATATTATTACTTTGGAACTCTAATGTTTTGGAAAATATCCGAAATTTTGTTATTAGTACACTTGCAGTGATGCATTTGTCTAAAGAGAACAAAGATAAGATTATATATTATCTTGGTCCAATCAAAAAGATGTGCATTGCAGATTTTATACCACTTTTGTTGGAGAATCTCATGAAGTTTTACGAGTTTAGTAGTTATTTACTAACTGGTGGATCATTTTGGGAATATCTAGCAGAATCTGATCCTTTATCTAAAGCGTTAACTGATTTAAACGGTTTACTTAAACATAAAGGTAGGTTGACAACAGGATTGCCTGTTGATGGTAGGATTGACATACGTGATTTCATAAGTAAATTGGAACATATTACGACGTTCCTACACGAGGTCCAAAGTAAATCTCGTGCATATGGTCCAGTATGGAAGCAGATCCAGAATGTCATAGTTGATGCCGATATTGCTCTTTCAGATGCAAAACAAGCTTTACTTGGACAAAGAAGAATTCCACCTGTGGGTATTATTTTACATGGTACACCTCAGATTGGAAAAAGTTTTATCTTGCCAGAATTGTTGAAATGGCATGCAGATGTTAAACAACGTGAATATTCAGATAATCACATTTATCATCGAATTGCTTCATCGCAATACTTGGAGTGTTATGATCCTTTAAGTCACAGATATATTCATTATTCTGAGATTGGGTCTAAATCGAAAGGTTTGGCAGAAAAACAAGGAGATGCAGTAGTTCAAGAATTAACTTCTATGGTAGATTCATTGGCTTATCCAGTAGATCAAGCTAATGTTGAAACCAAAGGAAAAATTTTTGCAATTCCTGAAGTTGTTATTGCAGATTGTAATGATCCGGACATGAATTTAGAAGTTCTAGTTTCAAATCCAGCTGCTTATAGAAGACGTTTCTTTTATATTGAGCCGGTGGTCAAACCTGAATTTCGTATGAATGGTTGTCCTGCTATTGATCCAATAAAATGTGATAACGGTGATAATGATCCATTGAATAGATGGACATTTACGGTTAAAGTTTATCACCCTATAGATAAGCGACAATCCCAAGAAGAAACACTTGTTAGAGGAGTGGATATTCACGAGTTGGAAATATTCATGAAGAATGTCTATCGTGAACACTTACTCAGACATGGTGAAGAAATCATCGAAGGGATTCGTAGTGAATCTTCAGTGGTAGAAAGAGCTTCTAACCAATTTTTATCCAAATTGTCATTAAAGTATGTAGAGTGGCTACCTTATTTTGTACATTACTTACAAATGTTAAATATATTTGCGAGAGATATGTTTCTAAATTTGTTATGCCCTATAGCATCTTTAATATTTTGGTTTATTGTTAAAGCAACCCTGGACGGAATTCAGAGGTTCAATCCTCAATTCGCCCATAAAGTTCTTTATGCAATAGTTCTTGAAAACTTGGGTATGCATATTAATAATCAAAAGAGATTAATATATGAATACTGGAGTGAAAAAGAAGAAATATTTGGGAAGAATCGTCGATTGGGAGTTATATTAACAATTTTTACGTTTTTTATTATAGGTTGGAAAGTGTATGTAATGTTTGTGAAAACAAAACAAAAATACAAGACCGAATCTGTAGTATCTAATTTTTATACCGTTAGTGACACCAACGACATTATAACCAATATTGAAGAAGCAGTTGATGCATCGAATGAAATTCAGCGAGTAAATTTGCCTGAAACAAAATTATGGAATGAATTTAAATCATTTGATGTGCATCCCGTTTGTATGAATAATAAAGACGATGTTGTTAAAGCTATCAACAGGAATACTCGTAAAGTATATGTGTTGACTAAGACACAACGTGTTACCACCACAGTTTGGGGAGTTAAAGGCAATATGTGTTTAATTAATAAACACGCCCTAAGACCTTCTGAAGATGGTTGGATTGTTCGTTTAGCAAATGTGGAAAACCCAGAAGTTGCTACTAATTTCAAAGATACACATATTCGTGAAGAAGATTGCGTGTATGTGACAACTGATTTGGTTCTTATTCGATTACACGGCGTTTTATTTAAGAATGTATTAAATTACATATTAAATGAATCTCCTGCCACATATAGTGTTAAGGCACATATTGGGCGTCAGGAGACCAGAGCGTCTTTTCGTACTGGTACTATTAATGTTGAACATGATATAGAAAATATCGTGATATACCAAGCTTTTGAATATCTTTGGGATGATCATGAGATTGGAAAATGTGGTTCACCACTAGTTATTCAACATGGCATGGGTTATGTTGTAGGTGGTTTACACACAGCAGGTTCACCTGATGATAATACATCATATGCTGTTTTGCTTCAGCGCAATATGGTAGATGGTGCTATTACAACCATGGAAACCAGCAGTGTGTTTATGAATCTTAGTTCCGCTGGGAAAGTGTTCACTGAAGCGCTTATTGCGCCTCATAGACGTAGTCCCTTTAGGTTTGAACATTTTTCAATCACATATTATGGTTCGACACCTAAAGTACCAACTTTTGGAAAGAGTAGAATTAAGACTACTCCTATCGCCAAGTATGTCGAAGACATAGTTGGAGTTGATAGAAAAGAAGATGGTCATTGGAAATATATGCCACCATTGATGAGGCCTAAACGTGAAGGAAATGAATATTTATCTCCTTTGAATTTAGCGCTTCAAAAAATGGATCACACAGAACAAGCTCTTGATTCTATGATTCTTGATCGAATTATTGTTGAATTAACAGATAGGTTTTGTAAGATTGATGTTGTATTGACTCCATTAAATATGGAGACAGCAATTAATGGCATCAATGGAGATCCTATGACTAGACGGATCAATCCTAAGACTGCAAGTGGATATGGACTTCCTGGTAAAAAGGGACAACACATTCCTATTGCGTACGAGGATGGAGAAGTCATCATTCGTGAAGCTACAGAAGAGCTTAAAAGTCAAGTTGTAGAAACTTTAGTTGCTTATAAAAAGGGAGAAACATCTAAAGCTGTATTTAAAGCAGCTTTGAAAGATGAAGCTCGACCTTTTGCTAAAGTACAAAAAGGAGCTACTCGTGTTTTTTATGCGTCTTCTTTAAGAGATCTGATTGTTAACAGAATGTTTCTGTATTCGTTTTATACTTTATTGATAGAACATTCAGAGGTTTTTTGTACTGCAGTTGGAATTGATATGCATAAGGGTGCTGACAAATTGGTTAGATCTTTAATATCATTCTCTGATAGGTTTATGGAAGGCGATTATTCAGCTTTTGATCTTAAACAATCAGTGCAAATGAAGCACGCCGTGTATACTATTATACGCAATGTTTGTAAGAGAAAAGGCTATAATGACGAAGCCATTCAATATTTGGAGTCAGTGCTCACCCAAAATCTATATCCAATTATAGATTATTTTGGTGATATCATTGAGGTTCCAGGAATGCAGCCTTCAGGACGTTATGCCACCGCAGAGGAAAATTCTCTGATTGGTTTGGTTATGTTGATGTATGCTTGGTATGATGACCATGATACAGATTTCTTTGATTCTGTTAAACCATGTATTTATGGTGATGATGTCATTGCTGCTGTGAAAACAGAAGCTATAGACACTTTTAACAATCTCAAATATCAGAAGTTCTGTGATGACCATTATAGCATTGCTTACACACCTGCTGCAAAACAGGGTGAAATGCAAGCATATCTTGACATAGAGCATGTTTCCTTTCTTAAACGACATTTCGTTTATAAAGAAGACATCGACAGATGGATTGCTCCAATATCAAAA